CCTCACATTTAGCGCTAATACAGGATTTACCATGAGCCGGAAGTCACGAATTGACAGCACCGCTGCCGCTGTTGAGGTTTTGCGGTCAGCGCAAACCGAAATTCATCCGCCGTCCAATGTCGAACTGGACGATACCGACAAGTCGTTTTTCGCGTCGGTGCTTGCGGAGTTTGCGCGATCAGAATGGACGGCGCATCAGTTGGAATTGGCTGCGATGCTGGCGCGGACAATGGCCGATCTTGAACGCGACCAGCGGTTGATGCGGATCGAGGGTCCGATCATGGCGACGGAAAAAGGGACGCCGGTTGTCAACCCGCGTAAAACGGTTATCCAAATGAATGCGTCAATGATCCTGTCCTTTCGGCGCAGCTTGTCACTGCATGCGCGCGCGCAGGGTGGCGAGGCTCGGGATATTGGGAAACGACGCGACCAGACGCTCAATATTGAGAACGGTATTGGCGATGGTGACGATCTTCTGGCGAGGCCGAACTGACTATGACACGGGGCGAAAGGGTAATCGCCTTCGTCACTAGATATTGCCGCGTCCCCGAAGGAAGGCACGTCGGCAAACCGCTCGTTCTGATGAAATTCCAGGAGCGATTTATCCGGGAAATTTATGACAACCCAGCGGGCACGTCGCGGGCTTATTTGAGCGTCGGGAGGAAGAACGGCAAAAGCGCGTTGATTGCGTGTTTGGTTCTGGCGCACATTGTTGGCCCTGAGGCGCGACAGAATAGCCAGATTATCAGCGGCGCGCGATCGCGTGAGCAGGCGGCGCTGGTCTTCAAGCTGGCGCAGAAGATGATTGCGCTTTCGCCGGAGTTGCGGGCCAAATCGGTAACGCGGATTACTCCGTCGCAAAAAACCATCACCGGCGTGCGGATGAACGTCGAATACCGGGCCATCTCGGCAGAGGCTGGAACCGCTCACGGGCTTTCGCCGATCCTCGCTATTCTTGATGAGGTCGGGCAGGTCAAAGGTCAGCAGGATGATTTCGTCGAGGCCATCACTACGTCGCAGGGGGCATATGAGAATCCTCTGTTGATCGCAATCAGCACACAATCGCCGACTGATAATGACCTCTTCAGTCGGTGGCTGGATGATGCGGAAATGAGTAAAGACCCGCGCATTGTCAGCCATGTTTATGCCGCGCCGAAAGATTGTGACATCATGGATAGGGCGGCGTGGAAAGCCGCCAATCCGGCTCTTGGCGAGTTTCGATCCTTGCAAGATGTCGAGGATCAAGCCGTGCAAGCGGATAGGATGCCGTCCGAGGAGAATAAATTCCGGTGGTTGATACTGAACCAGCGCATTGAGGCGTTTGCGCCGTTTATCAGTCGGAATGTGTGGCAAGCGTGTGATGGTGCAGCGTTGCCGCTTGAAGACAATGCGGTAGTTTTTGGCGGGTTGGATTTGTCTGAGGTAAATGACCTCACCGCATTGGTGCTTGTGTCGCCGGTTGCTGATGGATTGCTTGCCCCGGTGCAGACGCAGTGGCATGTGCATCCGACATTCTGGCTTCCGAGTGACGGGCTTCGGGATAGGTCGAAAGCTGACCGAGTGCCGTATGACGAATGGGAAAAGGCCGGATATTTGCAGGCAACACCGGGGGCAGTGGTTGATTATGAATTTGTCGCGGCACACCTCTGGGCGTTGGCGCAAAAATACGACGTGAGAAAGATCGCCTTTGACCGCTGGAATTTTCGGCATTTGCGGCCTTGGTTGGTCAGGGCCGGATTTTCTGAGGAACAGGTTGAAGGCGATAATGCGGTTTTCGAGCAAATGGGGCAGGGGTTCCAAAGCATGTCCCCCGCGTTGCGTGATCTCGAAACGGTGTTACTTTCCGGGAATGTAAACCACGGCGGGCATCCTGTGCTTGATATGTGCGCGAGGAATGCGGTAGTGCAGCGCGATCCGGCGGGGAATCGAAAGCTGGCAAAAAATAAAAGTCGCGGTAGGATTGACGGAATGGTTGCTCTGGCAATGGCGATGAGCGTAGCTGGGACATATCAGGCAAACAATTCGGATGGTCCTTCGGTTTATGCCGGACGCGGCGCTCTGGTAATGTGAAGGCGTAGCGGATGGCGTTTTGGTCTGGGTGGTTCGGCGGCAAACTGTCGTCCCCGCGCGCATCGTATCAATCTGATGGTGGTGGTGTGCTGATTAGCACGTCGCAGCAACTTGAGGAGGCATTGCGCGGCGGTTCATTAAGCGAATCTGGCGCAATGGTTACGCCAGATTCTGCAATGCGTATTTCGGCTGTTTATGCCTCTGTGCGGATCATTTCGGGTGCGGTGGCAACATTGCCGTTGCAGCTAAAGCGTAGGGTTGATGCTAGGACGCGGGAGGACGCATCGGATCATCCGTTGTGGGGTGTATTGCGACGCAAGCCGAACCGTTGGCAAACGCCTTCGCAGTTTCGGAGGATGATGCAGGCGCAGCTTTTGTTGCGTGGCAACGGTTATGCCATGAAAGTGGTCTCGCGCGGGCATGTGGTCGAGTTGATCCCGCTCCATCCAGACAGAGTTGTCTGTGAGCAAAACGACGATATGTCGCTGCGCTATATGATGACGACAAAGGGGGGGCGGCGGGTGCCACTGCAACAGGCGGATATGTTCCACCTTGTTGGGCTGACGCTGGACGGCATTCATGGCGTGTCGCCGATCACTTATGCGCGGGAAAGCATCGGGCTTTCCTTGGCGATGGAACGGCACGGCGCGACCACATTCAAGAATGGGGCACGCCCGAGCACGGTGTTGCGCCACCCGGGCCATCTCGGGCCGGAAGGCGTCGAATTCCTGCGCGCCAGTCTCGACGCATATCGGAGTGGCGGCGACAGTGAAGGCAAGGCGCTCATTCTTGAGGAGGGGATGGATGTATCTCCTTTGACAATATCTGCCAAGGACGCAGAATGGATTGCCGGGCGGCAATTTTCGCGGGTGGATATTGCGATGTTCATGGGGGTTCCGCCGTCGATGCTGGGCGACAACTCCGGGTCTGACAGTAATTGGGGGACGGGGCTTGAACAGAAGTCCTTGGGGTTTGTGGCCTATAACCTTGAAGACCATTTGACCATGTGGGAAGAGGCGATTGCGCGGGATTTGATCCCGGAAAACGAGCCCGATCTTTATGCCCGTTTCGTTCGCGCTGCTTTGGTCAAGGGGGATATCAAGGCTCGGTGGGAGGCCTATGTCAAAGGCTTGCAATGGGGCGTCTACAGCCCTAACGAAATCAGGGCGCTTGAGGACGAAAACCCGCGTGATGGCGGCGATGTTTATTACGACCCGCCGAATACCGCAGGCTCCGGTCAAAATGATATGACCGATTTGGAGAAAAAACAAAATGACGCTTAGAGTTTTGCCGGAAGCCAAGGCGGTGCAGGTGCCTCAGGGCTATTCGTGGGATGTGCCTTCAAACGTGCTGGCGCGGTGGGTTGATATGCCAATGGCGGCGTCAGACGCACCGGAAACCGTCACAATCTATGATGTGATTGGTGAGGACGCGTGGACTGGTGGCGGTTTTACTGCCAAACGAATGAATGCGGCGTTGCGGTCTATCGGGGCGAAAGATGTCACGGTGAAAATCAACAGCCCCGGCGGATCGACATTTGAGGGTTTCGCAATCTACAACGAACTGCGGCAACACAAAGCAAAGGTCACGATTGAGGTGATGGGGATTGCCGCATCTGCGGCGGCTTACATTGCGATGGCTGGCGATGAAATACGGATGGGGCTTGGCTCTTTCTTGATGGTGCACAACTCCTGGGGCATGGTGGTCGGCAACCGGAACGATTTGGTTGGTGCTATGGATATACTCCAACAGGTCGACAACGCGCAAATTGATATTTTCGAGGCGCGCACGGGTTTGAGTCGCGCCACAATCGAGAAATACATGGATGCGGAAACATTCTTCGGGGCCGCAGATGCAGTCAAAAGCGGGTTTGCTGATAGCGTGATGGATACCAATGCGATGGATGGCGCAGTGGCTCATGTCGCGCCGCAGATCAATGCCAAAAAGCAACTTGATGCGCTTCTGGCGCAATCCGGCGTGCCGCGTTCCGAGCGGCGTCGGATGCTGAATGAAGCAACAGGGGGCATGCATGACGCTGCCCCGACGGTCACGCATGACGCTGGCCTTGACGCCGCTGCGGTTGCGCAGCTTCTGAAAACCTTGCGTTCATAAGGAGACGGAAAATGTCTTACGCAAAAAACACCTCGTTTCGTGGGTTGGTGTCCGCGCGGGCAGACGTTGGCAACGCGCAAGCGTTGCTGGCTGGTCTGAATACGGCCTTCGAGGAATTCAAGGCCGCGCAGAACGACGCACTGAAAAAGGCCGACGTGGTTACGACCGAAAAGGTTGACCGCATCAACGCCGAAATCACCAAGGTCGGATCGGAACTTGACGCGGTAAACAAGGCCATTGCGGCTTTGAAGATCGGCGGTGGGGCTGGTGCTGACAAAGACCCCGCTGTTGGTGAACACGCGTTGGCCTTCAACCGCTTTTTCCGCAAGGGCATCGACGGCGGTCTGGCTGACCTTGAGGTCAAGGCCAAGTTGTCAACTTCGTCTGACCCGGACGGCGGATATCTGGTGCCTGAGGAAATGGAACAGACCATTGACCGGGTTCTGGGGACGGTATCAACCGTTCGTTCGCTCGCTTCGGTCATGACGATTTCGGCAGGCGATACTCACAAGTTGCTGGTCAATCAGGGTGGTGCTGGTTCCGGTTGGGTTGGTGAATCCGAGGCGCGTGGCGAAACGAACTCCCCGACGTTGAAGGAAATTTCCATCAACCTTGGTGAACTTTATGCCAATCCGGCCACCACCCAGAAGATGCTGGATGACGGTCGGATTGACGTTGCCGCATGGTTGGCTGATGAGGTTTCGACCGTGTTTGCCGAACAGGAAGGTGCGGCCTTTGTATCCGGTGATGGCGTCAACAAGCCGCGCGGCATTCTGGGCTATACCAATGTGGCCAATGCGTCTTATTCGTGGGGCAACATTGGTTACATCGCGTCCGGTGCTGCTGGGGCTTTCATCACGGCAACCGCTTCGGCCTCCCCTGCCGACGCGCTGATTGACCTCTACTATTCGTTGAAGGCCGGTTATCGCAACAGCGCATCGTGGCTTATGTCTGACGCCACCATGGGCGCGGTTCGCAAACTCAAGGACGTGGACGGTAAATTCGTCTGGTCCCCGCCCACTGCACTGGCAGAGGTGGCGACCGTGCTGCAAAAGCCGGTTTATACTGATGACAATATGTCGGCTCTTGGGGCGAATAGCTATTCGATTGCTTTTGCCGATTTCAAGCGCGCCTATCAGGTGGTGGACAAATTCGGCGTTCGGGTCTTGCGCGATCCGTTCACCAGCAAGCCGAACGTGTTGTTTTACACCACCAAGCGCGTCGGCGGCGGCATTCGCAATTTCGAGGCTATCAAGCTGATGAAGTTCGCGGCTTCCTGATCAATCTGGCGGGCGTTAATTCGCCCGTCTCACCTTCATCCTGAAAGGACGGTCCCATGAAAGACCTCTATTCTGAAATTGGTGTGGTGGCCGCTGTTGCGCCAGCCACCCTGACTGCGACCAACACCTCGGCTGCGATCGATTTGCAGGGTTTCGATAGCGCCTGCGCCATCATCCAGACCGGGGCTATTGCCGGGGCGGGGAACTTCACGCCGTCGTTTACCGAATGCGCAACGTCTGGCGGCGTTTATACCGCTGTGGCTGCCGCCGATCTGAATGGCAGCTTCACCGATCCTTTGGCCGCCAGTTCAACCTACAAGGTCGGGTATCGTGGCAATAAACGGTATATCAAGACCGTGCTTACCCTGAACAGCGGAACCTCGATTGTGGCGGGTGTCGTTGTCATCAAGGGCAACGCAGCCGCATCGCCGGTGGCGTAATGACGATCCACGCGCTTTCCCCCGTTCGCACCATCGCGCCCGCCGTGACGCCAGTCACGTTGGCCGAGGCAAAAGCGCATTTGCGCGTGGATCACACTGATGAGGACGATTTGATCACGGCATTAGTCGGGTCTGCAACAGGCCAGCTTGACGGCTGGTCTGGCATTCTTGGCCGATGCCTGATCACACAAACATGGCGGCAGGACATGCCATCGTTTTGTAGTGTCCGCCTGCCATTCCCGAATGTGCAATCCGTGACTATTGCCTATACCGATACGGATGGTGCCGCGCAGACGCTGGCGGCGAGTAGTTACCATCGGGTCAATGATGCCATTGGCGGGGCTGTGGTGTTGGCTGACGGGGCGAGTTGGCCAGACACAGACCCCACGCCAGACGCAGTGCGGATCACGTTAGTGGCGGGTTACGGCCTTGCCGCTGACGTCCCAGCGCCGATCAAGGCCGCAATTCTGCTGCATATCGGGCACCTTTATGCCAATCGTGAGGCTGTTGATGTCGGCCAATCGGTTGCCGCCATGCCGATGGCCTATGATTTTCTGATCGCGCCGTATCGTCGGGTTGGTATGTGATGGCTAAGGCGGGAAACCTGCGCGACCGGGTGACATTCCAGCGACTGGTTCCTGGTGTAGACATTTACGGCAACCCGGTTGACGCGTGGGCCGATTATCTGACGATCTGGGCTGACATTCTGGAAACGCCGGGTCGCGAGGCTGTTGCTGCGGGGCGGGTGGAAGCGTCGCGGACGGCGACAATGAGAGTCCGGCGTAGCATCGATACATTGGCGCTGACTGAGGCTGATCGGGTTACTGCGCGGGACCGATCGTGGAATATTCGTAGCATCGGCGCGGTCGGACGTGACGGGTCGATGTTGGAAATAGTAATTGAGGCCGGGGTGGCCACATGACCGTCGAAGGCGCTGACCGGGTGATGCGGAAGCTGCATAAGCTGGATGCCCGGATCATGAAACATGTCGCAGCGGCAAACCACAAATCTGGTGCTGAACTGATCCGCATTGCCAAGGTGCTTATTCCGGCTGGCGGCGACGTGCAGGGGGATGGGGCCGAGCGGGATAAGATCGTCGGCACGGCGAATGCCGATGGAAGTTATCTGTGTGATTTTGGGCCTAAGTCGAAGGTGATCGAAGGCGAGAACGCCCCGCGACCTTTCGTCAATCCGGCACTGTCAGTGACACGCAAGAAGCATAAGGCGCGAGCCAAGCGGGCGATGAGCAAGGGTGTGAAGGAGGCTTTTGGTGGCTGATGGTCCCGCTCTTGCTTTACAGGCCGCATTGGTCGCCACGCTCAAGGCAGACGCCGGTGTGACGGCCATTGTGGCTGGGAGGGTTTATGATGAGCCGCCGCAGAACGTGGTGTTCCCCTACATTCGCATCGGGGTGCTGGTTCTGGAGCCTTTCAGGACTGACGCTAAAGTTGCATGGACTGTGACGTTCGGGATTGAGGCACATTCCCGCCCGGTTTCTGGGCGGGTTGTTGCTACGCGAGCCGCTCAAGCTGTTATCGCGGCGTTGGACGAACAACCGTTTTCCGTGCCGGGGTTTGATCTGGCGTGGAATCAGTTCATCACTTCGACCACCAGTCGCGCGGGCGACGGGGAGTCATACATTGCCACCGCAGCCTTCGAGGCCGTGCTGGACGCCTGACCGCCCTTAGGCAAGGTAAAACAAGGATAGGAGCCTAACCATGGCAAAGCAAACTGGCCGCGAGATGCTGGTCAAGATCAGGACGGCTATTGGGCCTGACGTCTATTCGACGTTGTGCGGTCTGACCGCAAAAACGATCACCATCAACAGCGATGAAGTCGACGTTACGACTGCCGATTGCGCCGCGCCAGGCGGTGCGCTGTGGACGGAAGTTCTTAGCGGCGTCAAACGGGTTTCCGTTTCCGGCAACGGCTTTTTCGAGAACAGCGCTGCTGAGGGGGCACTGAATACCCTTGCCATGGCGGTCGATGCCAGCGGAGTCTTTCAGTTGATCATGCCTGCATTCGGCACCTTTGCCGGGACGTTCCATCTGTCGAGTGTCGAATACGGCGGCGATCAAAGCGGCGGCGTGACTTATAGTATGTCACTGGCGTCGAGTGGGGCCGTAACGTTTGTGGCGGCGTGATGATCGCGAAACCTGGGGTTTATCGCGAGGCCATAGGCGGGGATGACCGTGATCTGCTACTTCGAAACGGCGAGATTGAGCGGTTCGAAATCCAGTATTCCCCGTTTGGCATTTATGAGTTGTGGGATCAATTGTTCGGACGTGGCTCCCCGCCGCAGGTGCGCCACGTCCGCGATCTTGTCGCTCTCGGGCTGATTGGGGGGGGGATGTCGGATCGGGCTGCTGATGATCTGATTACATCTCTTGGGCCAGATCAGAATATGGCGTTGCGCGCGACGGCGCAGCGGCTGCTTGGGGTAACATTTATTCCGGCTATGCTTAAAAAAAAAGAGGTTGGATCGCGCAAGAAAAAACGCCCGGCCCAAAGCAATACGATACCCCCGGAAAAATCAGAAACATCTGTGGAGTGATGCACATATTGCCAGCCGACGTGAGGGGCATGTCACCGGGGGAAACCGCTTTACTGATCGAAGGCTGGAACGAAGCTAATTCTGGTGATATGCCAGAGGCCATGAGCGTGGAACGGTTTGAAGAATTGAAAAGGCAGTATCCAGATGAGTGAGGAAACCGAGCGCATCACGATCCTGTTGCAGGCAAAGGATAAAGACTTTGCCCGCGCCATGGATCGCAATAACAAGTTGATCGCTCGGCTTACGAGGGACGCGGGCAAAAACACGTCGGCAATGTCTCGTAGTGTCAGCAGCAATATGTCGTCAGCCGGGGCCAGTGTTTTGGCATTCGGGAAAACCTTTGCGATGGGGCTTGTCGGGGGGGTTGTCGGGGCGGCGTTTGTCGGGATCACCAGTAACCTTCGTGGGCTGATTGGTGACATTGCCGATTTGAACGACGCCGCAGACCGCATGGGGCTTGGGGTCGAGGAGTTGCAGGGGCTTCAAGCCGGGTTCAAGCTGGCGGGGGTCGATGTCGAGAACACGACGAAAGCGTTGGAGATTTTCGGGCAGCGGATTGGGGAAGCTGCAACCGGCTCTGGCGAGTTGTTCCAGGTTTTGAAGCGTAACAATATCGCAATCCGTGATCAGTCAGGGAATGTCAGGCCGATAATCGACTTGCTGAAAGACTTTGCCGGGGCGTTGGACGGTGCCGGGTCGCAGTCTGAGCGGCTATCAATGGCTGCGGATGCGTTTGGAAAGTCCGGGCGCAGTATGGTGCTTGGGCTTGAGGGTGGCCGTGGGGCGGTCGATGGGTTGATCGGCGCAGCGCGGGACGCCGGGCTTGTGATTGATGAGGAATTGGTCAAGAAAGCTGCCATTCTTGATGACCGTTTCGATGTCCTGACAATGAAGCTCGGCACGATGTTCAAGACTGTCGTAGTCGAAGGCGCAGACTTCTTCTTTGCGCAACAGACTGCGGCGGATTTGCTGATTGAGAAATTCGGAACGCTAGCGGCTGCACAAGCCAAGATTGGTGCGGCGGCTAATGAATTTGGCAATCAACCTGCAACGGCAGGTCAGGCTGCGGCGATTGATGATCTGGCAATATCCTATGATGATCTGTATTCGTCGGTTAACGCGGCAAAGCGTGTGCTATCTGGGGAAGAAGCTGCGTTGTTCGATGTCGGCTTGAATGATGCCGCCTACGCGATTGATGACATAATTACGCGAATGGATGATTTGATTGCGCAGTTTCAGGCGGGAGATATCAGTGCCGGAGAATTGGAAGCCGGCCTTACAGATGCGACGGCAGAAGCATCGCGCACATTGGCGGAAATTCAGGCGATCAACGACGTTGATATGGGGTCTGCAATATCTGTTATTGGGGCACTTGTTGGTGCGCTTGATATTGCATTCGGGGCGGCCCAGAAATTGCGCGCATCATTGCCCGGCAGCACGGCCATGGTATCCGGCAACGATGATGGGCGCGGTGGGAATACCGGCAACGCCGCAAACTTTGGCGCGAATCCCGTAGGGACTTCACCGCGTCCGAAACCTGCCCCGCAGAATATTGATTTTGGCATTCCCGACACGCCAAGAGGCGGCGGGGGCGGGGGGGCTTCGTCTGTTGACCATGTTTCCGAAGCTTACGATAGATTGTTGGCGTCACTTGACGACGCAATTGCCGTCCAGCAGCGATTTGAGGAAGGGCAAAAGACGATCAACGATGCGCTGGCGGCCGGGACTATTACCAGCGACGAGGCAGCGCATGCAATGGATTTGTTGACGGATGCCACTATCGGCACGGCAGATGGGTGGGACGCGATTGCCAAATCTCTGGCTGACTATGCCGCCAGTGCCCAGAATATCAGCGGGGGAATCGGGCAGGCGCTGGTGGGCGCGTTCCAGGGCGCTGAGGATGCATTTCGGAATTTCATCACGACGGGCAAGGCGGATTTCAAATCACTGGTGCAGTCGATTTTGGCCGATCTGGCGACGCTGGCGTTCAAAAAAACCATCCTCGGGCCTTTGGCTGGGTTGCTTGGGTTGTCGGCGGGTCCGGCTGTTGCAGGCGTGGGGGTGTCAGTGCATCACGCGGGCGGCGTGGTCGGGGGGTATGCCCCGACCAGGATGGTCTCAATTGCGGCCTTTGCTGATGCGCCCCGGATGCATGGCGGGGGCATCGCGGGGCTGCGCCCTGACGAGGTGCCAGCGATCCTGCAAAAAGGCGAAAGGGTGACGCCACGGGGGGCAGGTTCGGGTGGCGGTGTGATTAATGTCAACATCAATCTGGCCGGGGCCAATGGCGACCGGGCGATAGAGGAAACGGCTATCCGGGCGGTCAAGCTGGGCCTGGGGCAATATGACCGGACATTGCCGCAGCGGGTGCGGGCGATCAGCCGTGACCCTAGGAGGGTTGGCTGATGGCTCTGACATTTCCACTCGCCGCGGCAGAGTTTTTCGACACGCTGAAAGTCAGGCAGATGACGTTCGATTGCCCGGAACAGGTGCAAGTGGCGCGCACCGGCGGCGGTGAAATCCTGCCAGCCAATATTGGCCCCCGGCTTTGGACCGGCGAGGTTTCATTGGTGCACCATCGTTTTTATGTTGCTGCCCCGGTGCTTGCCATGATCAGCGCACTGCGTGAGCCGGGGGCTTCGTTTCTGGCATACGATCTTACCGCGCCAGCACCGCAGTCCGATCCTGAGGGCACGGCCTTGGCGACAGTGACCCCGCTGATTCTGGCGCTGCCAAGTGACGCCCGTATGTTGAGCCTGAAAGGCTTGCCGAGCGGCTTTGTGCTGACGGCTGGCGACTATCTCGGATTCAGCTATGGCACCAATCCGGTGCGGCGCGCTCTGCACCGGGTTGTCAGCGGGGTGGTAGCAGGCGGGACGGGACAGACAGCGGCGTTCGAGGTCACGCCACCACGGAGACCTGGGGCTGCCATCAACACTGCGGTCAGTCTGATCAAGGCATCGTGCAAGGCGCGGATTGTGCCGGGGTCAGTAAGTTCCGGGGCAGCCGCCGCAGGGATAACGTCCGGCATCACGTTCAAATTCATGCAGACACTGAGGTGAGTCATGCGGGCCTATGATGGATCAACCAGCGCGTTTCTGACGGCTCAATCCGGTATGATGGCGCGGTCGCTGGTCTGGGTCAGCGCGCGCAACCGCAGCACCGGGGCCACGGAAACCATGGGCCTTTGGGATGGTGACGATCATCAGGATTTCACAATCGGCGGCGTGGTGCGCAGCTATTTCGGCGCTGGTTCAGTTCTGGCGCTGGAACCGATCACGATGGCGACCGGGTTGGACGTCAGGATGCAGCGGCTGACGCTGGCACCGGTAGCGCCGGAGGTCGAGACGCTGATCAGGGGCTACGACGTGCGCCTTGCGCCGGTGGAAATCCATCGCGCGTTGTTCGATCCGGTGACACAGACTTTGATAGCGGAACCTCTGCGCACGTTTCTGGGCTGGATTGACAGCGTTTCGATCCCGACGCCAGTGGTTGGCGGGCAGGCGTCAATCGAGGTCACGCTGGCCAGTCTGGGGCGGTCGTTAACGCGGTCTCTGGCATTGAAGCAATCGGATGAAACCTTGCGTCTGCGCGCGCCTGATGATGGGTTTCGGAAATACGCGGCTCTGTCCGGGACGGTGGATACGGTGTGGGGTGAAAACCGGGCGCGAGCCCCGGGCACCACCACACCGGCACCGGCAACCGGGGCTGCCCGCGAGCACGGCGGCGGGCCGGGGGACCGGACATGACCCGGCTGCCAAATTGGAAAACACGCCTGACCGCTTATCTGGCAGAGGTTGTCGACCGCCCGTTCAAGCCGGGCGCGCATGACTGCGCGCTGTTCGTGGCCGGGGCGGTGCAGGCGATGACCGGCGACGATCTGGCAAAGGGCTGGCGCGGCTATCGCAGTTTGACCGCCGGGCGGCGGGCATTGGCAAAGCGCGGCTACAGTGATCAGGTGGCGTTGGCTGCCAGCATGTTGCCAGCGATCGCCCCGGCCATGGCACAGGCGGGCGACGTGGCGGTGGTCGCAGGCGACGATGGGCCTGCCCTCGGTATTGTGCAGGGTGAAATGGTGTTCGTGCTGCGACGTGAGGGGCTGGCAATTCTGCCGCGTCTCGCAATAGAGAAAGCCTTCAAGGTATGATCCGTTCATTTGCCCTTGCTCTGGTTGCGCTGATCACGCTCGCCGCACCTGCCCATGCCGGGCCGGTTGGCGCATTGATCGGGTTGCTGTCAGGGGCGGCGGGATTTACCGGCGCGGTATCAGTGTTGGGGCTGGCAACCAGTTCGCTGGCGTTCCGGTTGCTGGCGACGGTGGCATTGTCCAGCCTGTCAAGGGCCCTGGCCCCGAGGCCGAAATCTGCCGGTATCAAAACGTCCACCACCACTGGCGGCGACGTGCCCCCGGCGACTTTCATCCTGGGCCGGTATGCTACCGCTGGCCATGCAGTTTGTCCGGCGATGAGCCATGGCCGGGCCGGGAGGGTTCCGAATGCCTATCTGACCTACGTGATCGAGGTCGGTGACGTTGCCGGGCAAACTCTCGAACGGCTGATGATTGATGGCGAGTATGCCGAGATCGGGACGGTGGCTGATCCTGATTACGGGTTTCCATTGCTGGGGCGGTTTACGCTGGCCAACGGGACGCATTTCGCGTGGGTCAAATATCATGATGGTAGCCAGACCGTTGCCGACCCGATGTTGCTGGCAAAATATGGCGACTATCCCGAGCGCCCTTGGACCGCCGACATGATCGGCACGGGTCTGTGCTATGCCATTCTGACGTTTCGCTACAACCGGGAGATTTTCACCAATTTCCCGGCGGTGAAATTTGAAATGAATGGCATCCCACTTTACGATCCACGGCTTGATACGTCGGTCGGGGGCAGCGGGGCGCAGCGCTGGGCAGACCGGGCAACGTGGGCGGGGTCTGACAATCCTGCGGTGCAGGCCTACAACATTTTGCGCGGGATTACCCTGCCCGGCCTTGGCGTCTGGGGCGGCGAGGCATCGGCTGCCGATCTTTCGCTGGGCAACTGGTTTGCCGCGATGAACGAGTGTGACGTGTCTGTGTTGCTGGAAGATGGCATCACAACCGAGCCACAATATCGCACCGGTTTCGAGGTCGGGGTAGCAGACGAGCCCGCGGCGGTGCTGGAGGAATTGCTGAAAGGCTGTTCCGGGGCGCTGGCCGAAATTGGTGGCACCTGGAAATGTCGCGTTGGATCGGTCGGGTTGCCGGTGTGGCAATTCACGGATGACGATATTCTGATCACCTCCGAACAGAGTGCCGAGCCGTTCCCGGGGTTGGACGCGACCTGGAACGCGATCCATGCCAGTTACCCAGAGCCCGAACAAATGTGGGCGGTCAAGGACGCGCCGCCGCGCTACAACGCGGCATGGGAGTCAACGGATGGTGACCGCCAACTGGTGGCTGATCTGTCGCTGTCTGCGGTGCCATACGGTGGCCAGGTGCAACGCCTGATGCGCGCGTATATTGAGGAAGAGCGCCGTTTTGCCCGTCACACCTTGACCCTGCCTGCCACGGCGGCAGTGCTGGAACCGCTGGACGCGGTGGCGTGGACGTCAGAACGCAATGGCTATATCGCCAAAGTATTTGAAGTGGTCGAGGTGATTGACGATCCGGCCACGATGTTGCAGGCGGTGACGCTGCGCGAGCGTGACCCGGCAGACTATGACTGGGTGCCGGGGTTTACCCTGCCGTCAACCATCACGTCTGGTGTGGTTAATTTGCCGCCCCCGCAAGTGGTGCCTGGGTGGGCAGTGATTGGCATAGCGCTGACCGATGCGACAAGCGCCGCCCGCCGCCCAGCGCTGCGGTTGGTGTGGGATGGTGCCGACGCGGATGACCAGCATGGCCTCGAGTGGGAGGTGCGCCTGACCGGCGGCGCTACGAGCCAGCG